ACCACCTTTGGTAACAAGAGTTAGTTCGTTAATTCTAAAGTCTGTGGGTTGCTTTAGATTAAAATCACTCATATAGAATCTTTCATCACATTTTTAAATTCTGTTTCAATGTCAATTACAAATTCTGGTTTTAAAATAGTTATATTTCTTTTGTTTTCGTTCAATTCATTTTCGTATTCATAATAAGATTTTGTTTCTTTTGAAACTACAATTTTTAGAGGAGTTCCATCTCCTAAACTATAACTTGTTTCAGATATAACCACATTAGCGTATGTGTTAGCATCGAGCCTAATTTTATCTTGTCTATACAAACCTGTTGAAGTATCAGTTCTTGTTTCTATTTTATAATATGATTGAGTATTATTTGTTGCCCACTCTAAGCCACTTACACCAGTGTTTGAAGTATTAGCATATGATGGTGATGAATATTTTGCTTCAATGAATTTGCCAATTGTTCTTTGACCTAAAGGCCATTCATAAAGTGGATCTATAATGTTATTCATTGCCAAAATAATCCAGTGTTTTTCTGGAGAACCATAAATTTTAGATGCTAAAATTTCAGGTGTGTCACCATCTTTTATTTTATATTTGTAATATGTAGCAGCGTTCTGTTTTAAACTATCATTAAAATTATATCTAGTTGTTATGTTTGTAACAACATCTAAAGAAGTTGAATCTTTACTTTTATAGTAGGATGTTTTAGGAAAGAAATTAAAATATTTTGCCATCTTATGCACCTCCTATAGAGCCGCCGCTGCCAGACTCATCTATACCAGTTGTATCTTCTGTTCCCCAACTACCATTAGCCAAATCGAATTCGGTATCTGATGTAGCAGTAGTTTCAAAAGTTATACCTGTTTCATTAAAATCACCTAAATTTCTAGAGGCATCAATTTCAGCCTGTGTTCTAAGTTCACCACTTCTTTCATTACCAAAATCTAAACCATTAATTGCTTCATCACCTCTGAATGGTGATTTGTACTTAACTTTTTCACCCGATAAGAATTGTTTAGTGATAATTTCTGTTTCTTTAAACGATACGTCCATACGTATAGCAACAGGCATACCAGTTCCACCACGTTCAGGTGAGTTCAATAATGTTTCATAGGAAGCAAAACCATTTGGTGCATAATCAACTGAAATACCCGTCATCACACAAGTGGAAACTTTAGGTATATTTGGATTTTCTTGGCCGTTGTAATAGAATTTAATATCAAACTCAGATGGAGGAACCAAATATCTTCCGAATGAAGAAGTTAAAACTTCTGGTGCTTGATGAAATGTAAACATATCAATAATACTTAAAACTTCTTCAGCTTCTTTTCTGCTTCTTGGATAAAACATAAAAGAGAATCTAAAATTTCTAAAAGATGGTGATTGATATATCAATTCTAGTTGAGGGTTAACTGCTAGAGCACCACCTGTTGCGGCAGAAAGTGCTGTGAATAAAACATTTTTATCCAACCCAGCCCTTGAACCAAGACCAGCCGCAGCTTCAGCAACAAATGGAGCCATATTTTTTTGTATAGCCTCTCCGCCTTGTTTTCTTGCATCTAAAAGAGAAGCACCAGCTTGCACACCAGCACCAACAATGCCTAAACCAGAAGCTACACTCACATCACTATATGATTGATTATAATCAAATGCCAATGTATCTGGCATATACAAAGCAATGGTATCTTTTGTTCTCTTTACAGTTCTAAAAAAGTTTCCTCTCTTTAGAAGGTCTGATTCTTTTAAAGATGTAGCATATTGACCAGCTTTAAAAAGTGTATTTTTTGAATTGATTTCTTGCAAAATACCAGCTGTTGTTCCATCATCTGAAGCCGACCCATCATAACTGCCTTCTAATCTACTTTTACTATCATCTTGTTGAGCATTCCTGTCAGAAACAAAATCCAATATATTTGTAAATATTTCTTGTCCTCCAGTAAACACATTCTGTGATCCACTGGTATTTTCTAATACTTTAGCTGTAGCCGTATCATCATAACTATAACCACCCACCTGAGTTCTCTCTTGCACATTGATAAAGAACATCATGTAATGGCCTTTATCCGTTGAACCAACATCAATAGGATAGCGTTTATTGTCTACATTAAATTGGTCGGAATTGATTTCAAAATTCCTATTTTCGCCAGGAATATATTTTATATCTGTAAGTGAGAAAAATGCCATTGTCTGCCTTTTGGTTGCCTAGATACTATTTATGTCATATAAAGGAACTTTTTTACCTAAGAACCCGTCCAAGTACAACGGGAATTCAAAAAATATCATATATCGTTCCAATTGGGAACTGAGAGTTATGAAGTATTTTGACGACCATCCAAACGTAATCTGGTGGGCATCCGAAGAGCTGCAAATACCATATGTGTCTCCCGTGGACAATAAAACACACAGATACTTTCCAGATTTTATTGTAAAGATGCGTCTTAAAAATGGTAAGGTCACCACTTATATATTAGAGGTGAAACCATTGGCTCAGACCAAGATGCCTGTGCAAAAACGCAAGACCAAAAGATTCATCCAAGAAGCAGCCACATATGCGGTCAATCAGGAGAAATGGCGTGCTGCAGACCTTTTCTGTAGAGAGCACGGATGGCAGTTTAAAATCATCACGGAAAAAGAACTTGGTCTTTGACATAAATAGAACATGGCGTATCTAATAGACAGAATAAATCAATCGTTAAGAAAACAAGGTTTGACTCCAAGAACAAACCAAGCACGGGCATGGCTACAATCTAAGGTAACTCAGTTGAAACCAAGTCGCCAGGCGTTACTACAGGATAGAATCCGTCTACGTGATTCGACCATAATCGGCAAGATGTATTTTTACTTTTATGACCCCAAGACAAAAGGTTCGATGCCATACTACGACCGGTTCCCATTGGTACTACCAATAGAACAATACAATGATGGATTTTTAGGGTTGAATCTACATTACATTCACCCAAAGCAACGAATTATTTTATTGGATAAGTTAAGTGATTATGCAAATAATACTAAATTCGATAAGACTACAAAGTTAAGGTTGAGTTATGCCGCTTTGGCTTCCGCTTCAAAGATTTTCGAAGCACAGCCATGTATTAAACGATATCTCTTTAGTCAGGTGCAATCAAGGTTTTTAGAAATATCTGCTGACGAATGGGACATAGCTGCGTTACTACCGATGGAAAGTTTTGTTGGTGCAACAGCAAGTAAAGTTCATGCCGAATCCGAGGAACAATTTTAATGTCATTCTCACCACAATTATTTCTATCTAACATTAAAGCTAAAGATGGACTGGCCAGGCCAAGTCGATATGAAGTCATTCTTCCTATTCCAACTTACATCAATGAATTTATTCAATCATCAGCTTTAGAAAAGTTTTTTAATATACCAAACAATATCATTGCAGATATTACAGCTGATATCAATAGTATTACTGGCGCTGGAAGGGAAGAAACTAGAACTTCTAATCCTGCCATCTCCAGGTATCTGGCACTACAATGTGAGTCAGCTGAATTGCCTGGTAAAACATTACTAACACAAGATGCTAAAATATATGGTCCTGGTTTTAAAGTACCATATCAAACACAATATACAGAAACAACATTAACATTTGTATGTACAAATGAATTCTATGAGCGTAAATTGTTTGAACGTTGGATGGAAGCAATTATGCCAACAGATACAAACAATTTACGTTATGCAAAAGATGATAAAACCAGATACATGACAAATATTCAAATTATCCAATATGATGATTTTATTAAAAAGATATTTGTCATAGAGTTAATAGATGCTTTTCCAATTTCAATTGCATCACAACCTTTATCTTGGAGTGAAGAAGGTTTTCACCGAGTATCTGTACAATTTACTTTTCAAAAATACCGTGTGGTATATTCTGGAAGTTATGACATTGCTGCGGCAGCTGCTGCTTTGTTTGGAGTTAAAGCTGCCAAATTCTTTGACAAGGCGGGACAATCTATTAGCAATTCTATAGTTGCTCCACTTGCCGGAACGATTTTTTAATTATAACATGAGGATATAAAATGGCGTTACCAAAAATTGATGTGCCTGTATATGAAACGACTCTAATTTCTAGTGGTAAAAAAGTAAAATTTAGACCGTTTCTAGTAAAAGAACAAAAACTTTTTATGATGGCTACAGAGTCAAATGATATTAAAGAAAGTGTTAATGTCATTAAGCAGGTCTTAAACAATTGCATGCTAACAGACATTGATGTTAATAGTTTACCAACTTTTGATATTGAACACCTGTTCATGCAGCTAAGAGCTAGGTCTGTTGGTGAACTTATCAACTTACGTTATAACTGTAACAATGTTATAACTGATGATACTGGTAAAAGTAAGCAATGTGGTGGACTGGTTAAATTTGATTTAAATGTTTTAGAAATTAAACCAACAGTTGACGAAAATCATAGTACGAAAATAGAAATAACACCAAAGCTTGGTATTGTAATGAAATATCCAAGTTTTGATAATATGACACTAGATGATGGTGATGGTATTAGTCAAATGGAAAAAACAATTGAAATGATAACTGGTTGCATTGATTACATCTATGATGAAGACCAAATTTATTATGCTAAAGATTCTTCAAAAGAAGAACTGACAGAGTTTGTCGAAAATTTACAACAAGAAGATGTGGAAAAAATTCAAAAATTCTTCTCAACCATGCCTAAAATGGTAAAG